CCAAAAAAGAAGAAAAAGATGTTGAAACTAAAATTGCTAAGTTAGAAAAGAATAAGAAAAAGAACAAAAAAGAAATTACTTCTTTAAAAAGAAAGTTAACCATTTCTAAAAAGAAAACCACAAAAATGGAAAAGACTTTTGAAAAAGGTGATTCAGATAAAGCCGCAGAGTTCTTAAAAGATTTTAGTAAATAAAGGTAAAGATATGAAAAAGTTAATAGTAATATTGGCTTTGTTTGGGTTTATTTATTCTCAAGATAAAGTTTACACTTTTACTGAAGAAGAAGTCACTAATATGGCTAACAAAGTAAAAGACTTACAAACTCAAGTTGAGGAACAAACAAAGCAAATTAGTATTTATGATGAGTTAATGAAAAAATATGAAAATCAAGCACAAATTGATTCAATGTTAATTTCATTTAAAACTCAACAAGTAGATATTTTAAAAGACCGAGAAGTCTTATATGAGAAACAGATTAAACTTGTTAAACCTAAATGGTATGAAAACAAGTGGTTGTATTTTACATTTGGTGTAGTTGCAACTTCAGTTTCAGTAAAACTTGCCGGTGAAATAGTTGATTAATGAGTGATAAAAAACAATTAAAAGAAGCCATTAAAAGAGAATACGCTAAATGTGCAACTGACCCTGTTTATTTTTTGGGTAAGTATGGAATAATTCAACACCCTGTTAGAGGTAAAGTTAATTTTAATCTATACGATTTTCAGGAAAAATCATTAGAATCTTTTATGAAACACGATTATAATATTGTGTTGAAGGCTAGACAATTAGGTTTATCAACATTAACTGCTGGATATGCTTTGTGGATGATGACATTTCAACAAGATAAAAATATTTTGGTCATTGCTACAAAACAAGAAACAGCAAAAAACTTAGTAACAAAAGTTAGAGTGATGCACGCTAACTTACCAGGTTGGTTAAAACAACCTTGTGTTGAGGACAACAAATTATCATTACGATATAAAAATGGTTCTCAAATTAAAGCGGTAGCGAGTTCTGAGGAATCAGGTCGTTCCGAAGCCTTGTCGTTATTGATTATTGATGAGGCTGCGTTTATCGATAAGATAGACACGATATGGGGAGCCGCGCAACAAACACTAGCGACTGGTGGTAGAGCTTTAGTTATCTCTACACCAAATGGTGTTGGTAATTTTTTCCATAAAACTTGGATAGGTGCTGAAGACGGAACTAATGATTTTAATTTTATTAAACTACATTGGTCAGTTCACCCTGAAAGAGGACAAGAGTGGAGAGATGAACAAGATAAATTATTAGGGCCTTCATTAGCCGCTCAAGAATGTGATTGTGATTTTATTACTTCTGGTCGTGGTGTTATTGATGGTTTACTACTTGAAAATTTAAAAGAAACTAGTGTAAGAGAACCAATGGAAAAGAGAGGTATAGACTCTAACTATTGGATATGGCAACCACCAAACTATACTAAGAATTATGTGGTAAGTGCCGATGTTAGTAGAGGTGATGGAACTGATTATTCAGCGTTTCATATTATAGATGTAGAATCTTTGGAACAAGTAGCCGAATACAAAGGTAAAATCTCTACACAAGATTTTGGAAATATGCTAGTTAATGTAGCTAGTGAATATAACAATGCTTTGTTGGTTGTGGAAAACAACAATATTGGTTGGGCTGCAATTCAACAAGTAATTGATAGAGAATATCCAAACTTGTTTTATACAAGTAAAGATTTGCAATATGTTGATGTTCAACATCAAATAACAAATAAATATAGAAGTCAAGAACGAAATATGGTTCCTGGTTTCTCAACAACCCAAAAGACAAGACCTTTGATTGTTGCAAAGTTAGAGGAAATGTTTAGAGAAGAATCAGTTGTGGTTCATTCTCAAAGACTAATTGATGAGTTGTTTGTATTTATTTATAATGGAAATAGAGCGGAAGCTATGACAGGGTATAATGATGACCTTGTAATGTCTTTCGCAATAGCCCTTTGGGTTCGTGATACTGCGTTGAGATTAAGAGCAGAAGGTATAGAACTTTCTAAACAAGCAATACAAGGTATCGGACAAAATCCAGGAATCTATACTTCTGAAGTTGAAAAAAATGATTCTTGGGAAATGGATGTTAAAGGGGAAAAAGAAGATTTAACTTGGTTAATAAAGTAGAGGTAAAAAATGGCCGAAAGAGATATATTTAGTAGATTACAAAGACTATTCTCAACAAATGTAATTGTGAGAAATGTTGGTGGTAGACAATTAAAAATAGCAGATACAGCACAAGTTCAAAGTATTGCTGGTAAGGATTTAGTTGATAGATTTTCTCGTCTATACAAAAGTCCACACGGAATGAGTGGATACAATCAATCTTTGTATCAAAAAACAATGCGTATGGGATTGTTTAGAGATTATGAAGCAATGGATTCAGACCCGTTGATTTCATCAGCACTTGATATTTACGCAGACGAAACAACTTTAAAATCAGAATACGGAAAAATACTAAGTATTAAATCAGACAACAATCAAATACACGATATTTTACACAATTTATACTATGATATTTTAAACATTGAGTTTAATTTATACCCGTGGACAAGAAACTTGTGTAAATACGGAGACTTCTTTTTAAAACTTGACATTAATGAAAAATATGGTATTACAAATGTAGAACCATTATCAAGTTATGATGTTCAAAGAGTAGAGGGTGAAGACCCAGAAAATCCTTATTATACAAAGTTTGTATTGGAAAGTGGAGATGTGAGACAAACACAACAAGGAGCAAAAACAGAGTTTGAAAACTATGAAATAGCTCACTTTAGAATGATTTCCGATTCAAACTTCTTACCTTATGGTCGTTCAATGTTAGAGGGTGGTAGAAAAGTATGGAAACAATTATCACTTATGGAAGATGCTATGTTAATTCATAGAATTATGAGAGCACCAGAAAAAAGAATATTCAACATTGACATAGGTAATATTCCACCAGCAGAAGTTGACCAATATATGCAAAAAATAGTTGGTAAAATGAAGAAAGCTCCGGTTATTGACGAAAACGGACAATACAATTTAAAATATAATATTCAAAATATCACAGAAGACTTTTTCTTACCTGTTCGTGGTGGAGATAGTGGAACAAGAATAGAAAACCTTAGTGGTTTAGAATATCAAACAACAGACGATATTGAATATTTAAGAAACAAATTATTAGCATCATTGAAAATACCACAGCCTTATTATGGATATGCTGAGAAAGCCGGTGAATCAAAAGCAACACTAGCGGCAGAAGATGTTAGATTTGCTAGAACCGTAGAAAGAATACAAAGAATTATGGTTAGTGAATTAACTAAGATTGGTATTGTTCATTTATATTCACAAGGATATACAGACCAAGACTTAGTAAACTTTGATTTAGAATTGACAAATCCATCTAAAATCTATGAACAAGAAAAGTTAGAATTGTTAGGACAACGAATAACAGCTTTCAATGATTTAACTGCAGAAAATTCAGTAACACCTAAAGAGTGGGCTTACAAACAAATCTTTGGATTTTCTGATGATGAAATTAAATCTTTTGAAGAAAAAATCGTAGAAGACAAAATAACAGAATTTAGATACGAGTCAATTAAAACAGAAGGTAATGACCCTAAACAAGCCGCAGAACAAGAACAACAAGAAGGTGAAGAAGAACTCGCAAGTAGAACCGGAACTGAAGAAATCGGTGAAGAAGGTGGTTCTCCTGAAGGCGGTTGGGAAGGTGCTGGAAGACCTAAAGAGATGCCACATTACGGAAAAGACGGAAGTGCAAGAGGTCGTGACCCATTAGGTAATCACGAAAGAAAAAAACTTCGTAGTTCTAGTCCAAGATACGGCAAAGCTTATAGAGAATCATTAGGTTTAGACAAATTAAAATCAAAAGTTGATAAGAAAATAATCAATGAAGCTGAAGATGTTGATACTGAGTATAAAAACGAAGTTTCTTCGTCTTTAAATGACAATTAAATTGATTAATTATTTACTTACATTATATTTATAATTGATAGAGTATATCAATAAGGATTGGTGTTTATAAAAAAGGAGTTAAGGAATAAATATGTCCCAAAAAATAAAACATTCTAAGATAAAGAATACAGGTTTATTATTTGAAATTTTGACAAGACAGGTAACAGCTGACATTTTAAATAATAAAAAATCAAAATCAGTTAATTTATTAAAAAAATACTTTAATGAAAACACTGCATTAGGTAAAGAGAAAGAACTATATGATATTCTTTTAACCAATTCTTATCAAGAAGAAGCAAGAGCAGAAAAATTACTAGAAGCTGTTATCAAAACAAGACAAAGAATTAGTAATAAAGAATTAAAAGTAGAAAAATACAATTTAATTAAAGAAATATCAGAAACTTTTTCAGCTAAAGATTTCTTTAACACAAGAGTATCTAATTACAAAACATTAGCGTCTATTTACAAATTGTTTTTAGTAGAAACAACAAAAATAGATTTTAATCCAAAACAAATTATTGATACAAAATACACTATTTTAGAAAGTATCACTTCTAGACCAAAAAAACAAAAACCAAGTTCATTGGTAGAAACATTGAGAAAAGAAGAAAGAGATACTCAATTATTATCATATCAAATTTTGGTTGATAAATTCAACAAAAAATATACCAATTTATCAGAATCACAAAAATCACTTCTAAGAGAATACATTAACAATATATCTAATTCTAATTCTTTTGGTAAGTTCATAAATGAAGAAATCACAAAGGTTGTAAACGAGTTAAAATCACTATCCAGAAAAGTAAATGATAAAGTGGTAAAAATCAAATTGACGGAAGCTATCAATCAAGCAAAAAACTTTACAACTAAATCAGTCGTTAAAGATAATCAAGTTATTTCTTTAATGAGATACTATGAACTTATAAAGGAATTGAAAAATGTCACAAGCGTTAAATAATCTAAAAAAACTTATCATTGAAATGGTAGAAGAAGAAGTTTCTACAAATGAATATGCAAATACTCAAGCCAAAAAGAAAAAACAAAAAGGTTTAGAAGAAAAACTTAACTTATTCTTAGAAAAAAATAAACCAACCAATCCTTCCAAATGGTCTTATTACAAATCACAAGCAAAGAAAAAGTTTGATGTTTACCCATCAGCTTATGCTAACGCTTGGGCAGCAAAAAAATACAAAGCCGCTGGTGGTGGTTGGAAAAAAGAA